AAGTATTCACAAAACTTGACAGCATCTTTTTGAGCGTCCTTATCTAAAGCTATATATATTTTTTGTACCTGTGAAGTAACAATCTTTTTCATTAATTCTCTCTGGATGTGTTTTCCTAAGAGAGGGATAGCATTTCGTTTAATTGCTAAGGCATCAAACATCCCTTCACATAAAACAAGTGGGGAAGACCAATTAATAAACAACTCAAAGGGCACAATATCCTTACTCATTGGTGGGTTTTTATACTTAACAGGGCTATGCTCATTGAAGTTACGAGCCACAAAGTAATTTAGCGTTCCTTCGTGGGAATACGACGGTATTATGATCATCTTATCATAAACACCACCCTCGCAATAACCAATATTGTAGCGCAGTATATCCGCCTTAGTTATTTTACGACGTTTAAGATAAGCCACAGCTTGTCTACCAGTCATATCACTTTTACTCATTTGAGTAAATGCTTTAAATTCTTTAGGTAACTTAACTGCTTCAACTTTAATATCAGCATTTCGGTAATCTACATAAGATACATGCTTTTTAATTTCAGCAATTTTATCTGCTGGAGCTTTAGCTTGTTTAAGTAGAGTAACTAGATTGGTACCTTTTTTATTACAAACCCAACAATGCCATGGGTTTTTCTTTCCTTCAGAAAAGTTTATTTCTAATTTAGGTTTAGCATGATGACAAAAAGGACAATTGTGTGCCTGATTACCTCTTGCAGTTGGTTTTCCAACTCCTAAAACCGAATTTACAATGTTAACTAATAAATGGTTTACCATATAGGTAAATGTACGGAAATTATTTTATATAACCTAATTGTTATATTTATTTAATCAAAATCTTTTCTAAAAAACTTACCAAGAATATTATCATTAAAATATTCATCTGGTTTAATTAGTACTTCATAGATAAATAATGCTTTAGTTTCCTCATAAGTTAATAACTTTTTTGTAGGAACACAAGTTAAAATTTCTCGTTTAAAATCTTCTTGTTTACCGTCTTTAATTAATGCTAAAATTTCTTTATGTGAACCATAATAAGTTTTCCAATCAGATTCTTTAACTACTCTTTTAAATGAAGGTTTGCGACCTTTTTCACCTTCATATAATGCTAAATCTCTTTTTGTTAATTTAGTTTTACGAGTAAATTGTAATACTTTTTTACCAATATAGATTTTACCTGATGGCTCATGGGTTACTCTATATACAAACCCAAATGTTAAAGGAGGGAAATCCTCTACTGAGGTCATTTCCTCACCTTTATAATACCAATTCATAAGTTAACGGTCTATGTTAATGTAAAAAGTTGTATCCGTTGTTCTAGATAGTGGATAAGGCTGAGATAATTTACCTATGGCTAGTAATTCTTGATTATTATCATATAATCCTACTGTAGTAACATAGGGTTGAAAATAGCTTCCAGTTGTAAATCCATATAGTTCATCACCTCCGGCTGAGCCTGAGATTATTGATGGGTTTTGGGAAAAATTAAATTCACTTTCTTCAATAGTAGCTTTCCATTGACTTTCGTACATAGTATAAGATGAAGAAAACGCTACATTTGCAGTATCTGTTTGCGCTATACCTTTAAGTGCTAAATCTGGATTAGTAAAAATAGCCATTCCTTGGGGGTATATAATATCACCTACTTTTTCATCTTTTATTATACTACCAGAGGCTGCTAACGCTAAAAGATTTCCATTACCATCATCATATGCTGTAAAAGATGTTCCAACTGTTGCTTGATATCTAAAACTTGTAGGTAATATGTAATCACCATATAAACGAGAAGGTATTGAAATAACAGAAGCTGTAGTTACTGTTGAAGTAAAATTTCTAGATTGTGTTAATGTTGTTTGGAGATAATTTTCATATCTACCTGTTGAAGTAGAGAGACCAAAAAATCTATCTCCTGCAACATCTTCTCCTGGAAGGAGGGATTGAGTAGCTAAAGAATCACCTCTACTAGATGATAAAAAATTAGAGTAATATAATTGTTTTATTGAATTATATACTAAAACTTCATATTCAGTACCAGAACCACCCCCAGATTCACCTGTAGTATTTTGGTTTGTAGTCCATGAGGCACTAACTGCTAATAGTCTATTAATTTGGACATTAGTATTAGTAAATTCAGCACGTGGAAACGAAAAACCTTTGTTTACCTCAAATGGGGTAACAATTACGTCCTCCGTTAATAGTTGTTTCCAAGCTCCCATTCATTTTAGAAATCAAGTTTTACCCTTACTAAAGCTTCTTTAGTAAAGTCTTTCGGTAGAGGTCTTGATAATTTAGCTACCGCTAATAATTCGTTAGTATCATTATATAAACCTACAGTTGTCATATATGTCTGTGGATTATTTATAAATGAATTAAAAAGCACTTCACCAGTTGAACCTGATATAAATGATGGATTTGATGAATAATTATATTCTGAACTTCTAGGTCTTACAAATATAAAATCTGAAGTAATATTTTCTTGAGAATTTAGTGTAAATGGTAAGGCTGGATTTGGAGATGGATTTGCTGAAGCAGAAATTGCTCTAAGTATTCTTCCTGGGTTATTACCATCTACATTTGCTGTAGTTACTGGAGATAAACCTCCAGCTGAAGATGAGAATGAAGCTGAAACACCTGTATTACCAGCTGTAAGTGCTCTTGGGTTTAATAAAATAGTAGCAATATCTGGTAGGAAAAAACCATATGAACCTGAAGCTAATGAATATCCATTATTATTAACTCCTGTAAATACCGTACCTGCTGAACCCGAAACTATTTGGAATACTCTACCGGCATCGTTAAATGTTGTAGTTGTTACAATTTGACTATTATCAGTTAAACTTAACATACCACCTCCTGCAGCTGCATTTGATCCTGAAATGATAAGAGTTAAAGAACCTGGAAGTAAAGATTCTTTATAGCGGTTTCTATCTATTGATAGAGCATAAAAATCTGATGAAGTAACTCCACCAAAAGAGAATGTTGCGTTTTCATCACCTAATACTAATGTACGATATGAACCATAAATTGTAGATGAAGGTGATCTTTCTGCTACTGAAGAGTCAAATAATAATGAACCTCCACCATTACTGTTACCATAAGTAACTGCAAATTCTAATTCTGAAGGTCCTGTTGAAGTACCTGCTGAAAATACATTTAGGTAATAATCACCTGATGATCCTGCTGCTTGAGCGGATGATGTGACGAAAGTACTTAAGTTTGGAGTACTACTGTCTCCCCATAAACCCGCTGTAATGCTGTCTGTGGATACTACAAAATCGTCTGCTACTAATCTATTGAATGACATATTTTAATTTTTATGAGGTGCTTGATACTCTAGTTACTGTAATAGGAACCTGAATTCGAGCTCCTGAATCTCTACCTACTATTGTTAATGTAGCATATACAGATGTGTTACTTCCAAACAACGTATTTACTGTAGTTGCTCTTAAGTTAATTGTTGTTCCTACTACTGTTTTAGATACGTCTGTACCTAAAGTAGATGTTGAATTTAATGCTTGAGCATCTGGTGTATTAATACCTACTCCTTCAAATGTACTCATTGTTCTAACATCTGAAATTGTTGCAGTATAACCTGCTGATTCAAATGTATCACCACCAGCATAATTTAATGTTTGTGGAGTTATTGCTAATGAAGCACCTTGTTTAATTACAATTGCAGTAAGACCTATATCTAAAATAGGCATTCTAGCTGTACCACGTGGTAGTGTAGTAAGTAGATACTTCATAATTTGAGTTTGTTGAGGAAAGGCTTCTAGTAAGGGTTGATTCTCAATTGCTTGACCATAAAATGCTGAACCTGAAGGGTGAGTGGGATTATACAATGTATAATCAATTTCATCATCAGCTAAAGCGAATTGTGTGATTCTAAATGAACCATCATTTTGAGCAAGTAATTGGCGACCTTTGTCTGTAAGGATGGCATCAACTGTTACTACCGAGTTATTTAAATATCCCATTTTTTAATACGTATTTTATTATAAATATATAATCTTGTTAATTTTTTATGATGGTTTTGGATTAGATCCAAAATCTGTTGTTATACTGTCAAAGTTGCTAACTATGGTAGGTGATGGATTGGAAGGTAATAAAGCTCCTGCGCCAACGCCACTTAAAGTTGCATTAGATACAAGTAAAAATCCTTCTGTTTGTGCCTGCCATATAATCATGCCAAAATCTGGAGGTGAAACTGTACCTCCAAAATTAACTCCAATTGTAAAATTATCAGGATCTAAATTACCTAAAACTAAATGAGCAGGAGGTCCTACGATGTTTCTAGTTGCTGTAATTTCAGCTACTCCTTTTGCTATTAAATTATTTGCAAGTTGGTTTAATCCAGCTTCTCCGCTTCCTGGGATGGAACCTGTCCAAGGAGATAATGGACCTTCTATAGGATTAGGCATTTGATCATACCCAGTCATAAACCATCTATTTCCTTGATCTAAACTTTCTTGAATTTTATTTATCAATTGGGTTGATGTTTCTAAGTTTGCAGTAGATGAGATTGCAGGAACCATGTAACTAGCAAGTGTAGGGGGAGCAATATTAGCTAATACCCTAGCACCTATAGTTGTATCAGCACTTGTTGTATATTGTCTTACTGTGGGAGTAGAACCTGAGGGGAATAGGGTAAATAAAGAACCTGAAAATCCTGGTTCTGAAGCTCCTAATGTACTAACTGCTTCTTTATTATCACCTACTAATAGCATTTGATTTAATGAAAAAGCCCCAAACCCATCTATTTCAGGATAAGTACCACCACCAAAATTAAAATCTATAAGAGCGGAATCAAATTTATCTGTTGGAGCAAAATTACCTGGAGCATTATATATAGGAGCTGAGTTTTTAGATCCACTATATCTTGGTAAAGTACTTCTACGAGCATTCCAGTTAAAATCTTGCACATTAGCAAATGTTGCAGATCCTGATTGTTGAGATGCTGTTATTACATTTTGATAATTTGTTGGAAAAATACCAATAGTTTCTGTTACATTTGAAGAACTAATAATTGTGTAAGGTTCATTTCCATTAGGGAATATACCAGTAACTAAAGTAAGTTCGGTAGTTCCAACTAAAGCTGTAACTTCAGATCTTTGATTATTATTATTATTTACTGCAATATTACCTATTTGTACTCCATTTTCTCCTACGGTAGCAAAATTCGTTGTAGTATCTTTTAAATCCCCAGATAGAACAGCTGAATTTGCTGTACCTGTTGTTATTACTCCAGCAGGACCCTGGAATATATTTGATCTTTGATAAGGTTCATTATATTCTAAATCATA